AGTTTATCTTTATGGGTTTCGCGGACTCGACGAATGATCTCTTCTATTGCTTGAAAAACTTTCTCTACAGAATCTACTTGAAGATAAACAAGATTGCCACCTTCGTGTTGAAACTTTAGACCTAACAATCTAAGAAAATCTTCATTAGCAGCATTTTCTGTATCAATAAGAATAGGTATGCCACCTTTATCTTGACAATCCTTAAGAATCATATAAGACAAAAGAGACTTACCAGTAGCAGCTTCACCACTGATCTCAACTAGCTTACCAACGGGAATACCACCGTCAGCCTCTACACTATTAGAAATGATTGTATCTAAAACAGTAGAACCGGTTGATAGCCACTCTTTTACTTCTGCAGGGCTGTCGCCTTTGCCCATAATGTAAGCAACATCGCCTAACTTCTTGTTAAGAGAATCTACAAGAATTTCAGTAAGGACGCTGTTATCATCAACAGCGCCCTCACTTGTCGCGACTTTTTTACGAGCCATACTAGGTTAACAGCTTATCGAAGGCTGCACCAATCTTCTCACTAACCTCATCTTCTTCGGACTCTACCTTCTTGGTGAAATCCTTGCCCGTTCCTGCCGTACTATCAGAATCGTCAGCGTTAGGATTAATGTGCTTATCCAACGCCACCTTCATCTCATCAATCGGTGCGAACTGAAAGAGTTCATCAATCGGCTTCACACTATCAATGATAGTAGGAATATCCTTCTTTGGTGCAAGAGGGGTAGGCTTAAGAGCAGTGATTACCGAACCGGGTACCAACCAATTATTAAACCCATGCTCCATCTTTACTACCAAATCCAACCCTTCATTTTCATCAGTGATATCAACACCCTGCTTTCAGGCACTCTTGACCAAATCAAGAATATCCTTATAAGTAGTACGAGGCGAAATACTCCACCAACGAATACCCTTGTCCTCTTCACCACGCTTGATGATAGGAATGTAGGCTCGATTCTTTGGGGCCATATTCTTAAACATTTCCTTAAAACTTTCATCATTGGTCTGCTTAAACTGGTCCCAACACTTTGTCGCGAAATCACAAATCGGATCAGATTCACCCTTCATCTTTGTGGGACAAAGAAATGTACGCCCAGCGATTCCAAAATGAAACCACATCTCTTGAAAAGGCATTTCCAAATCATGCTTATAAGGCGCAATACGAATATTGTGTTCGCCTTCGTCCAACTTAATAATAGCGTCTTGATTACCACCGCCATTACTCTTTGTCGGATCAAGTTTGTCCAACGCCTGATTTATCTTATCCAAATTAATAGCCATCTATATCTCCTTTGATGGTTGAAAACTACGATACTGAAACATTATAACACATTTTACCTCTAACATAAACCTAACGACTCATTTTTTTCTAACTCATTTTCACTCCTATTTTTTCTGTACCTCAACCTACTATATACTAATATAAGCAATCCGAAGACGGAAGTCAAGGAAAAAATCACATATTTAATCATTTTTTTTAGCCCCAATAAAGGTCTTCCCAGATCTGCGTTGTCTGGGGATACAGGTTATGTATCATTTTTTTCAGCACAATAGCGTATTGCCTTATTTCCCATTGAGCTGTAGGCTCATCTCTCAGCTCAATAAAGTTGCAAATAGCTTGAAAAGAAGCAGTCCAATAAAACTCTGTATAACAAGATAGTGGTAGTAGTGCCCGTGCCTGCTCTTTTGCTACTCCCATTTCTAGAAGCTTCTTGTAGTAATGCTTACCTACTTCGATGGCTTGTCGGTAGGCTTCCCTGGCTTCTTCTTGGCTAGAGATTGCACCCACTGACGCCTGTTTAGAGTCTTCGCTCTGTTGCCGCCAGATTTCTGGAGTATAAAATTCACCCACTGGCAGATATCTTTGAGAGACTTCATTCCAAGCATGATCCTTTGTTATAGAGGAAGAGGTTGTTTCAATACCGACGACGTGCTTATAAAGTTGTCGAGTAACAAACTCTGGAGCCTTAATATGAAACTGAACTACAAGATGTCGAAACGGGGAAAAGTGTTTGTGTTTGGCAAGATAACGAACTAGGCGTTCATCACTTTTATCATATGTCTTTTTTCTCTTACCAAAAGATACTCTTGCAGAATTTGCTACGGTTAGATCATTACCAAGATGATCAATAACCTCTATGAACCCTAAATCTAAAACCGATTCTTTTAATTCCATTTATCAACTAATACCTCTTACAATATGTTCATCATCATCGTCAAGTTCATCATGATTGAGAAGAGTATAATCTATCTCTTTAATGCGTTGTTTCGTATTCTGCCGGTGGGATCTTCTATCTTTCTTTTTACTACTCTTATGAGGGTTTACAATTTCGTCAGATTCTCGTCGCCGAGTGGTTCGTGCCATTGTGTTCCTTCCTTATGCATATTTTAAGCTTCCTAAAATTTGATTGATAGGTGCAAAGGTTCCCGTTAATTTATACGTCTTTCCTTTGTAGTTGAATACAAGCCCTTCTGATGGAACAATCCTTTTGAATCCACCAGCCTTCTTTAATCTGATCAAGTGCCTCTTCAACTGAGTTATCTTACTAAGATCACCCCCTTTTTGTAAACTATTGATTGTGGATTTTAAATCTTTTTTAATGCTTCTAACGGCTGCATCCGGAGATGCAGATATAAGGTTATCAACGTGTGTGAGAACCTTTGCACCCAATTCCAAAAATAAATCTTCAAATGGAGCCACGTTCTGTTGAGCAAATTTATTAAAATTTTGTTTATCCATTTTCTTTGCCCAATTCAAAACTTTTTCATCCTCAAAATTCTTCTTATTCAGAGCTTTGGATTTATCACCAAAGACCCACCTATTAATTAAAGCTTTTTTAGTCTGGTTGTCAAGCTTTATTCTTGCTTTTCTTGCCTCGGCATTAATTTTTTGCAACCACCATTTTTCGTGATAGCGAGTAATCTTATCTGTATTACTCAACCCATATTTCTTTTGAAGCGCATAAAGCTTCTTTATGAAATATTGTTGATCTTCTTTAAAATCTTTCGAGTCCGGCAATGTCAAAGCTACGGGTCCACGAATTTCAAAAGTATTCTGTGCATCTTGATTAATTTGTTTAATCATACCTGCTAACTTGGAACCACTTTCTTTATCCTGACCGATAGGATTACCTTCTTTATCATATTCCAAATTGCCATGAAAAATAATCATATCTTTCCCATAAGGAATAACATTTTGTGTTGGCACATAAATGATTTCCAAGTTCATCCACTTATGACCATTATCAAATATACTACCTCTTTGCTTCTCTGTCAAGCCTTTTATTGCATTTTCCAAATCTTCCATTGTGCCAGAAAAAGCTTTTTCTAATTCACCTCTGCCAGCAAACATTTTCTTAACTCCGGCAGTAGTCAATGAGTTTTCGCCAAAGTTTTTAATCTGACCCTTATTTCTTGCAGCTACTAACTGACCATTTTTCCAAGACACCATAAGGTTTTGGCCATCAAGCTTTTCAGTCACACCCTCTACGTTCACTCCACCCTTTAACAATCTAGTAATCATACTCTTAAAGTCACCAAAAGTCAAACCGCTATTCTCAAATGGATGTTGGAGATGACCATATGCTCCTCCCATCAATAATAACCCTCTTGTTTCTATTTCTTCATTTATTTTCGTCAGACGGCTTATCACAAGTTTTTGTATTTTCTTGTTGCTGATGCCAAGTATCTTTTGGAAAAGCTTTGCCTTTGACTCTGGTGTGCGGCGTTTGGAGCCAAGAGCATTTCTTACAGATGTGCCTGACATTTCCGTGCCGCCGACCTTCAGGGCTATGTGCGGCATAACATAAACATAGCTATGCTTCGCGAAGGCATCCATCGGCGTGTTCGCCTTATATATCTCAAAATACTTACCGGCTGCAAGGCGGCTCGCATCTTTTTTTCCTACAGCAAACACAACCCGTGTATTTTTCGGCAGTCGCTTCGTCACCTCAACAGCTTTGTAGGGGTCACGCACCTTGACAATGCGAGCCG